AGGGTCTGGGCTCGGTGAAAGCCATGCTGTAGAACTCTGAACCTCTGACGGCGTGACAGATCAGCGGCCTGGTATAGGCGGTTGTGCCGGTGAACTTCTCCACGCCAACAATAAGAGTATTTTCGTAATCCTCCGCTGCAGCGGGCAAGTGGCAATCCGGGTATTCGTAGGTGATGCCCTCCCCTTCCGGTGCGGTGATGAACGGGTCAACATCGGTGAAGGTATAGGTATTATCGAACTGCTGGCGATAAAGTCCATAAAGGTTATAGGGGGTTTGCGACTCCCAGGCGGCAACCACCAGGTCAACGTGGTCCGGAGTGTAATAGCAGCCGGCCCCGAAGTTATCGCCCCAGGGATGCTGGACACTGCCTAACCAGGTGTGCTCACCGGTGCTTTGGTCTGTGGTATCGATGACGATGCCGTTTTGCTGCCCGGCCTTGAAGGCGAAGCAAACGACGTTGTTTCCTGTTCCCCACCAGCAAGCGGCCATAGAGAGGACATCGGTATAGGCTGCAACGAGCTGAGCGTTTGACCAATCCTGGCCATAATTGTGGCTGTAATACTTCCAGAGGACATTTCCAGTGGTGCGGTAGAAGATGTAAATCTTGGCGCCATAAGCGGCGATGGCACAGGGACCCTGGCAATCCGCAGCTAGCTGAACCCATTGCGAGTAGTCGCTGGCTTCGCCCGGGCTAGTGATTTTCTGGCGGTAAAGGTTGCTGCCATTAACCCTGATGCGGTGCATGCTGCCCTCTCCGTCAAAGGAGAGGCCATGGTGATTATCGGGTTCGCTGCCGGTATAAAGCCTTGTCCAGGATAGCCTCTTGATGCCCTGGTCGAAGTCATAGACTTTAGCCTCGACGTAAGGAAGCCTGTCGGGCTTCTTCTGGGCGGCTAGTAAGGTCGAACTAAGAGTTCTCAAATTCTAAATCCTAAACTCTAAACTCTAAACATTAGAAGAACAGCACCTGAATGAGCCTGGCGATGATTATCCAGGCAATGACGCCTGCTCCTCTGCCGAAAAGGTAATAGTGGTATTCGGCATTGACGATATCCTTGTAATAGTCTGGTGCCATGCGATGACGTGGCGGCCAGGGGCAAAGAATCTCGAAGAAGCCGATAATGAAGGAATGCCATTCATTCTCGGTATTTATGAAGGTATCAAAGAGGCTTTTTATGAATTTCCAGCGGGCTTTCATTTCCACTTCTCAATCTCACGGCTGCCAAAAAACCAGGTAACGCAGCCACCGGCGATCATCAAAAACCAGGTCGGGATTGATACGTCGGCTACCATCTGGAGAATGGCACACACTATCAACGCACCCCCGAACATGATGGCTAACCACTGCCTCACCCACGCTTTAGAGTCGCTCATTGGCTTATATCAGCACTCCCAGGGTATCGGGGACTGGCTTGTTAGCCTTCTTATAGTGTCGGGCTAAATGCCGGGCTGCCTGGATGATTTCCTCGGGGTCGGCCTGGACTCTCTCCCCACGATAACCTCCTCTACTCAAGGCGGCTACCGCTGCCGGCATTCTGTCCCAATCGACGGTCTTCTCCCCCGTATTTAATACGGGGCTGCCCTGGAGGCTTCTGAAGATGGCTTTGGTATGGTGGGGCAGCTTCCAGGTCTCGGGGTCTTCGGGGTCTCCGACGATGGCGAAGGCTTCCCTGGGTAGGCCCTCTTTGGTGGCCCCTGCTTTCGCAGGGGCAGGTTTGCTTTCCAGTGCTTGTTTTACTTTGCTCATTAGTTCCTCCTTATTTAAGAAATGACGTAGCCGTAACATGCTCCTCCCGCTGGGGGTGGTGATGGACATTGAGGTATTAACCAGTTGCCAGCATAACCAAAGCACCCACCCCATTTATTATAGTTGGAAGCAAGAATGGCGTAATCCGTTCCATCCACGTAATCATTTTCGTCAAGGTCTCCTCCAAGAATCGTGCCGAAGCTTACATTTGTTGTATTACCATCGGTGAAGACCTGGTCTTCTGAAAGGAGGCTCAGGGTATTTTGAGCTTTGACTCCGACATCGTAAGTGCCTGGAGTGATGCCATAGATAGTAAAGTTCCCGCTAGCATCGGTAGGCGAGCACGCCCTCATTACCTCAGTTTGCGTGTTTGGTGTAAAGAACCTTACGACAAGATTCAGCCTGGGTAATCCTCCAAGATTAACGTTGCCTGCTAGTGTTGCTGCCATTCTCTATTAGCTCCTTTCTACCTTCAGTGATATTGTCACCCTGGTTATCGTGGCACAGCTATCAACGTTGAACGCTAAAATATCCCCCGCTGCTATTGCGGTGGTCCAATCCGTTAGAGTAGCGTCCTGGGACTTCTGAGCTGAGGATATCGTCGGTGGTGCTGAAGCGGTGATTGAATCAGCATCGGTTGGCGGGAAGTTAGCATAAGTATCCTTCCAGATATCCACCACGATTGAGCCTGACGCATCCGCTAGCATGGTGACACGCTGTATAGTGCAGGCGAAGGGAATCTCGAGATGCCCTTTCTGTCCTGCGGTGATTGCTGAGCCGGCTCCATCGATGATGAAGGTGAGGCTGGCGTCTGTGACGCCTCCCCCTCCTCCTGAGCTGCCTGCCGGCCAGGAAGCCACGACGCAGGCATCCCGGGGATTCCCGCCGGGAATGGCTACCAGGACGTAATTGCCGACGACCATGGCAGTGGACGGGATAGAGACGGAGACAGAGATATCGTCCAGGTAAGTTGTTAGAGAGCCGACGAGCTGAACACCCGCCTTGTAGGTGGTGCTGTTCCAGGTCTTCAGGATGCCAAGCTCAAGCATGATTTCACCCTCACCTTAGCCTGATAAATCAGGCAACTACAGTCTCGCAATGACATTTTAGTCACTTACGTAAAACTCCTTTGAGATGACACGGTTATTCCTGCTGATGGCTTTGAGCTTCTTCTCGTATAACTCAAGCCGCTCCTGTCCCCACTTCAAGAAGTTAATGGTCGCCCACTTACCAGCGATGCTGGCTCGGTCAACGGTATAGGCTGAAGCCGATGCTGCCAGGTAACCGGTGGCTCCTAAGACGATGAGCTCCTCGAACTGCTCGGGGATAGTGGAGGGCTCGGCGTCGAGGGTATGTTCCTTATACCATCTTACCCGAGCATCGTCTCCGCTGCCTTTGTCCAGCATATAGAGGGTGGTTTTCCAGAGCTCAAACCGCTGGTAGCAGGTCGGGTCTTCACCGATGGGGAACTCAACGGACATGATTGCGATGAGGCCGCTGAGGCTGGAGATATCGAGCTCCCTGCTGCCGTCTGTGGTAGCGATATCGGTTGACTCCATTTGCGGATAAGCTAACGAGAACTCCCTGACGACACGCTCGATAGCTCCGTCCACCTCATCGTTCGTCCAGCGATAGTTGGCCTCGTCTTCATCCTGGAGGTCCTCTCGGACCCTGGTTCTCATTTCGGTTAAGTTCATAGTTTCAAATCCCCCTTAATCCCCCTTTTCTAAAGGGGGGTTGTTTGTGGGGGAGGGGGAGGCAGGCCCCCCTCCCCTATATGTAGGAGGTTTAATATGACTCTACCAGCCCCTGCTTTCGCAGGGGCAAGCCTGGTAGACAATGTTAGCTTCTCACTCCCGTTAGCATGGCCGCTTTAACGGTCGAAAAGAGGGCAAGTGATACATACCACTTCACCCTGGTCCTGGTAGCATCCTTGGTCTCCAATGAGCCAAGTCTCTCCACCTGGAGCATCTCGGGGCTGGAAAGTCCGCACACGCCGCCCTCTCCCATCTGGAAGGCAAAGATAGCGGAGCAATCCGCTGAAGTGCCCACGGTGTAGTTATCCTTTACCCAATCGGACACGGCGATGGGAATGCCGTTATAGAGCTGAATCTGCTCCATAAACATACCAGGTCGGGTCTCGAGGATATTGCCTGTTGCCCTGATAAGGGACTGGAGCTTCCTTCTTGACCTGCGGCTCACTAAGAGCATTTGAGGCTTACCGCCTCTGACCAGGTCAATGAGCTTATCCAGGTTGTCCAGGGACATGGTGGCACCGTTAGCTCCTGAGCCAAGATGGCCGCCAAAACGGCAGGTCCAGGTAACGCCTTCGTCAACAACGGTGGCTCCCTCGACAATAGGCCAGGTAGGCTCAGTGGTGGCGTGAGTCGTGCCGGCTACGGTGCACTCATACCTGAAGCCGTTCTCAAGGCCTGCGGTGGGGACAACGAAGTCTCCCAGGGCTTTGACGGTAGAGGCTACCCAGGCGGTGCCTTTCAGGATGGTATAGAGGCCTGAGGGCTGGTTCGATGAACCGGTGCCGTTAAGGAAGGCGTTCTCAAACTCATGCTGGACTGCCTTAGCCTTCTGCTCGATGACGGCTGCCTCGAGGTCCTGGATGTTACTCCTGGTTGACTTAAGGAAGTTATCCACATCGGCGTCTCCGCCAAGGATGGCCAGAGTAGCGCTTACCTGCTCGAACTCTGGTTCGGACTGAGTCCATGTTCCCGATACCGGGGCATACCAGCCGACGGTGGGAAGGGTCTTCTCCCGGTTGTATTTCAGACTGTTGCCGACAATCTGAATGAAGGGCAGCTCCTGCAAAATGGGGCTGTCCTTGATGATGGTCTCGATGATGCCCTGCAAGAGGACGTCATTAGACAGTTTACTTGCTTCTGCTAAAGATATACTCATAGTTTCTTGTTTGGCACGAGGCTAAAGCCTCGCGCTACGTTCCTCCTTTTTGTTGAATTCCATAGGCGATCTTCTCCTTGGGGGTCATCCCCTCGAGGGAGATGGCGCCTCTGAGTGGAGCTCCCGCGGGGACTTTGGCTTTTGAGGCTTCGGACTCTAAATACTGCGTGACGGAAGCTACCAGGGCTTTGCCCTTCTCGATGGAAGCATCGATTTCCTCGATGGTCCCTCCAACGATGATGTCCTGAGGGATAGTGGGATTGAGGGCTTTGGCCATGTCCAGGCATTTGGAGACAGCCTGGTCTCTGGCTTCCTTCACCGCAACGAGGGCGGCAGCCGAAGCTTCGCTTGACTGCTTCGCTTCGCTTAACGCCGTTTCGAGCCCGGTGAGCTTAGCGTCCCTCTCGGCAACGGCTTGCTCCAGAGCAGATTTGGCCTTCTGTTCCTCATCGAGCTGAGCCTTGAGAGCGGTGACGTCCTCGGGTGTTGACACTTTGTCCTGGGTCCCCTGGGTTTCCTGAGTTCCATCTTTCGGCTCATCCATAAAGTTCCTCCTTGTTATTGAGCTATTATTCAGGCACTTCCATCTCCGCAGCTGTCGCTCTCTCTCTCGCTCCGCCACGTGTGGACGCAGCCCTAAACTCCTGATTCATTGTGAGTATTCTCTCCCTCTCCTCTAACCACCTGGTAAACTCTTCCTCGGGGTCCATAATTCCCATCTCGTCCATAGCCGTTCTCCTGCTGTGGACTCCTGCCTGAACGAGAAGCTGCTCGTTCTGAGCCTGGCGCTGGGTATCGGTGGGAAGTATGGCTCCCCACACGACCCGGTGGGTGATGCCGTCAAAGTTCTCATTCATATACCTGGCTGCCAATCGCAGCATCATCCCGGCTCTCTGGTGATAGGCGTTTGTCCTGATGGTCCTTTTCCGGGTCACCTTCTGAATAAGGCTTCCTAATTCAAGCTGCATGGCTGTTCCCGACAGGTCCCTCTCGGTGCCGCCATAGGCTGCCCGGGGGGTTTCGGAGACATCGTGAAGGCAGCGATAAATCAAATCGATATAATCGATGTGCAGCCTGATGCCTCCCCCCTGGAGCAAGTCGAGCAGATAAGCCTTAGCGTCCTCGGGTATGGTCCATACTGCCCCCGGCTGCACCTTGATATCCTCTGCTGAGCCGACGTTTTCCAATACAGCGATGGGGTTGCCTGATAGCTCGAGTATCCTCGATAACTGGCTCAACGCTCTATTGAGCTCCCGCTGCGGCTGAACGACTGAGGGGATATCGGAGGTCCCCCAGAACTTCTTCGGCTCACGGAGGTTGGGGAAGGTGATGAACGGGATGAAGCCATAGGGATTCGGCTTTGATTCTATGCGGTCGTTATCCAGGAAAAGCTCGAAATCCTTTATGGTCCATACTTCGGTAATGGTGGCTGCCTTCTTGGTGATAGCTACTCCATAAAGCATATTTACTTCGTCCTGGGTGAGGGTATATCTCGAGGCCACTCTCCACACCCTGGACATGTCATCTCCAAGCCACCAGGCGTAAATGCCGGAGATATCGGGCGCGGTGACTTTGATGCGCTTCTCATCGCTATCCCAGATGACCTTATAGCAGCCATCTCCCAGGATAGCGGTATCAATTTCTGTCTCCCAATCGAGCTGCTGGAGGTTGTTCTGTTGATAGACGTCCCGGAGGAGCTGCTCGGCACGGTTTACCCGGGCTTTGAGCTCGTCGAGTTCCTTCGCTTCGCTCAGGACGGGGTAGCAGGCGAAGGTCAATCCCTGCATCAAATAGCTGGTGACTTTATCGATGGCCACCTTGGCATAATTAAATACGAGCTGGCGATTGCGGCTGGTCTGCTGCCATTGTTTGCCGTTATAGAAGTCGAGGTTGGTGCGGTATTCTGCCAGCCTGGCGGTATCGATGCGGGCTAGTTGTGATGGGTTAAACCCCGTATTAAATACGGGGGAAGCATTATTCATCTCTCAAAACTCCTACTTGACGAAATTCCAAATCCTAAATCCGAAATACTAGACAACATCAAATGACCAAAGTCCCAATGACCAAAAGGGTTTTGAACTTTGAATTTAGAGTATCCCACATAGGTTCGTATAAAAATCCCTCTAAATCCCCCTTTAGAAAAGGGAGTTCAACGCCCCCCTAAGGGGGATTTGACATTCCTGAAAAAACAAGCAAAATTATAAATAGTTTTGTGGTTAACTATAGATATTAGGATTTGTTTCGGATTTAGTGCTTCGAGTTTAGGATTTAACCTGGAGATTGCTTCGTCGCTACCGCTCCTCGCAATGACAGAGGGGGAGTGCCTCGCAATGACAAAAACGGGGGCATTGCAGCCTTTTTTACGCGTCATTGCGGTGAGTTGAAACCCTGAGCGTAGCGAAGGGCGAAGGCGTGGCAATCTCATTTCTCGACCACCTTCAGCCATCTCTGCACCGTCCTCACGCTAACCCTGAATATTCGGGCAATTTCTTCATTGCTTTTCCCCTCCCGCTTCAGCGCCATCATCCTCCTCGCTCTCTGGGTCTTCAGGAATTTCTCCTTTCCCCAGGGCTCTTCCTTGATGCAACAGGGGAAGGGGCAGGTAAGACAATGCGGCCATAGCTCACAGCCTTCGTC